AGATGCTATGGCATATTATGTTGGCATGAGAGCAGGAACTGGCAAAGTCACAGCCATCGTAGAAGATGAACATTATCTTCACAAATACTCCAAAAAAAGATACTTAGTATATATAGAAAATGATGAAGGCACAATGCTTTGGAAAGCTATTGATGATATGCCTTGTATGCTAGAGTATGATATAAAATTTATTTAAATGACAAAAGAAGAGCGATACGAAAGTATGAGTAACTCTAGACTTGAGGGTGAAACCTACGAAGAGTACAGAGAAAGATTAAAGATAACTAAAGCTGCACTTAAATCTTATTTAAAAGGAATAGGCAGAAAAATTAAATAAAATGAAACCACTTACTCAATTCATTGTAAAAATCCCTCAAAAATTTAAAAATGAAATTTCTTTTAATGGGGGCAAACTTCATCTTGTAAGCAAGTTTAAAGAGTTTGAAAACAGATTTAACTATGCAGAAATAGTTGCCTGTCCTGTAAACTGTCCTGTAGACAAATGTGAAGGCGATATTTTATATTTTCATCACCATGTTGTTTTAGAGCAACGATATGATATTGGAGATAATCTTTTCTTAGTAAACTATGAACCACAAGGAGGCTATGGTAATCATGCTATAGCTATACAAGATAAAGATGAAAATATTAATATGCTTGGAGATTGGTGTTTCGTTTATCCTGAAGAAGAGCCAAAAGAAGAAGTAAATAGTTCTGGGATTATTATCGCTACAAAAGAAGAGCCTAAAAATGAAGGCGAGCTAGTTGCTTTACCCTTAGACTCGGAATGGATTGGTGCTAAAATTGGAGATACTATTGGCTATACTAAAAATTCAGACTATAAAATGGAGCTGACTAATGGCAACACTGTTTATAGGATGAGAGCAGACGAATTATTGTATGTCAAGAAAGACTAAATTTACCACAATAGAAGCATCAACTAGATTGCTATCCTCTATGGAGGTTGCAATCAACAATATGATTGATGAAATTAGAAAGCCTGTAGATGCAGAGCTTTCTGGTTCTCAGCGTAAGGCTGAACTACAAAGCATTAAACAAACTGCAACTGATGCAAAAGAACTCCTTATTGACTACCAGCGACTTGAACAAATGGTTAAAGAGCTTAAAGAAACAGGAGGGATTAAAGAAGACAAAGATTACTCAGGAGGATTCGCAGAACGATTCTCAAAGTAATCAAATATTTATTTATTGGGATTATTAATTAAATGAAATGGCAGGTCTTAAAAAGGTTGAGGGATATGATAACTATGTTGTCAATATATGTCCCAACGATACAGGTGGGCAGGTTACCGAAATTGGTGGGATTAATATTCAGCTTCCCAAAATACCCCCTAAAAAAGAAATCCTCTTTAATGACAGGAAGCAGTCTTTGCAAATGTGGAAACGACTTTCTGTGCCAGAGGAACTGCAGAGGATTCGCTCTATGGATGAGTGGTACGAAATGCCAAAAGAATTCAAAAATCGTTTTTCTAAATACATCGAGAAAGAGTTTGAGAGGAGGCGTAACGGTCTTTGGTTTTACAATGACGGTCACCCTGTCTACATTACAGGCAGACATTATATGATGCTCCAATGGAGCAAGATGGATATTGGATACCCTAGTTATTTAGAATTTCAATGCAGACTATTTATTCATTTTGCAGCTTGCGAGTCTGACCCCAGATGTATAGGTCAAATGTATACAAAGTGTAGACGTTCTGGATACACAAATATATCAGCATCTATTCTTGTAGATGAAGGAACACAAGTAAAAGACAAACTTTTAGGCATACAGTCTAAGACTGGTAAAGATGCTCAAGAGAATATATTTATGAAAAAGGTAGTTCCTATGTTTAAAGGATATCCTTTTTTCTTTAAACCAATACAAGATGGTACAACAAATCCAAGAATGGAGCTTGCATTTCGTGAGCCATCTAAACGTATTACAAAAAACAATAAGACATCAAATAAAGGCGAAGCACTAAATACTATTATTAATTGGAAAAACACTACCAACAATGCATATGATGGAGAAAAACTTCATATGATGTATTTAGATGAAGCAGGTAAGTGGGAAAGACCATCTGATATTAGAGAAGCTTGGAGGATAGAGAGAACCTGTTTAATTGTAGGTAGAAGAATAGTTGGAAAAGCTTTAGTAGGTTCTACTGTTAATCCTATGGATAAAGGTGGTAATCAATATAAAGAGATATGGAGGGATTCAGACCCTGATGATAGAAATGCAAACGGGAGAACCAAAACTGGATTATACAGACTATTCATACCAGCCTATGAAGCTCTTGAAGGTTTCTTTGATGAATTTGGAAACCCTATAGTAAATGACCCTGTCAAACCGATAAAAACTATTGATGGAGATTATGTAGATATTGGTGCTAAGAGTTATCTAAAAAACGAAAGAGATGCTTTGAAGCATGATGCTCGTGAGTTAAATGAATTCATCAGACAGTTCCCATTTACTATTGATGAAGCTATGCGTGATAGCATTGAGGGTTCTACTTTTAATATTGGTCGTATATACGAGCAGCTAGAATACAATCAAGAATTATTTCCTAACCCTGTAGTTAGGGGAAACTTTAGCTGGAAGGATGGATTAAAGGATACCAATGTTGTTTTTAATCCAGACTCTAAAGGAAGATGGAAAGTCTGTTGGATGCCTAGTACAGACCAAAGAAATAAAAGCAAAATTGTATACGGTAAAAAATGTCCAGCTAATGAACACATAGGTGTAGGAGGTGTGGATAGTTATGACTTAGACTCTACTACAGACAATAGGGGTTCAAAGGGAGCTTGTCATTTGTATAATAAATTTAATCTTGCTGCACCAGCAAATATGTTTGTTGCTGAGTATGCTTCTAGACCACCACTTGCTAGAATATTTTATGAAGATGTTTTAATGGCTGCTGTATTTTATGGTTATCCACTTCTTATAGAAAATAATAAATACGGTATAGTTAGATATTTTGAATCTAGAGGATATGAAGAATATGTAATGAAAAGACCTGAACATCTAAAATCTCCTAATGCTGCCACTAACTCAAAAACTCGTGGGATACCTTCTAACTCTAAAGATGTTATACAGGCTCATGCTCATGCTATAGAAGCATTTATTGAAGAGCACGTTGGTATAAACTCAGAGAATGGAAACATGGGTAAAATGTATTTTGAAAAAACATTAGAAGACTGGATTGGATACAAAATAGACAATAGAACAAAATATGACCTTACTATTAGTTCTGGTTTAGCATTACTTGGTGCACAAAAAATTAAAGAAGAAAAGAAAGAATCAACATTTAATAATAAAAAGTTTTTCCGCAGGTATAACAGAGAAATAAGACGTTAAATAGCAGTATTTTAATTTCGTATATTTGCGAGGAAGTGTTTTGAAAAGCTATGTACAATAACAGTAATAAAGGAAAGTACGGAAACTTTCCAGACCCATTTGCCCCTTTTTCTAAAAAAAATAGTAAATCTTATGGATTGAAATATGCTAAAGCTATAGAAGGTCAATGGGGTAGTTATGCAGATGAACGCAGTCTATACAAAAGAAGATACTCGACCTTTGAAACAAATAGAGATTATGCTAATGGAACTCAAGACACTTCGATATACAAACAGATTTTAAACTCCCTAGACCCAAACAATGGAGATGGTACATTATTAAATCTTGACTATACTCCAGTTCCCATTGTTCCTAAATTCGTAAAAATTGTAGTAAACAACATACTATCTAAAAAACCATATCCCAATGTACAAGCTATCGACCCTCTATCTAAGTCTGAAAAAGAAGATGAAAGAGCTAAAAAACTTTTTGAAGTCGATAATCAAGAGCTAATAAAAGAGCTTGAAGGGTTAGGTGTTGAAACAGATGTAAATGTTGATGAGATACCAGAGACTGCTGAAGAAGCTGAAATATTTATGGATTCAAACATAAAGACTGCAGCAGAAATAGCTTCACAGATTGGTACGAACATGACTCTGGAATGGAATGATTTTAATCAAAAAGTTTACAGACGAGCTGTAAATGATTTGGTTTCGTGTGGTATGGGAGTTGTAAAAAGAAACAACGACCCCAATTATGGCATATCAGAAGAATACATTGACCCAGCACAATTCTTCCATAGCTACACTGAAGACCCTACATTTAGTGATATCGTGTATGCGGGTCACATCAAAAGACTTAGCATATCCGAACTCAAACGTATCGCTGGTGATGAGCTTACTGAAGAACAATATGCTGATATTGCCACTTCGGTAAAAAATAAATATGAAAATAATGCTACTAAACTTTCTAGAAAGCATTATGATGAAACATCAGGGTATACTAATTATGGATATGATGAATTCTTAGTAGAAGTTATGGACTTTGAATTTATATCTACAGACGATATGATGTTTGAAGGAAAAACTTCTAAGTTTG